AAAATCAACCTTCAAATTTTTGTTGTCCGAAGTCAAATTCTTAAATTGTTCAACATCGATAGGCATGATCTTTCCTTAGTAATAGCCTTCAAACTTTCGTCTAAAGTATTCCGGCTCTTCCGGCTCATCTAAATTAGTACGAATAAACCCACCCTTGCGGAATCTCATCAACGCAAGGGATACGGTATCAACATAGTCATCATGCTCGCCTGATGGGAAAGATGCAACCTCGTCAATCACTTCTTCAGCCCAATTAGTGCCCGGTGCCCACACTCTACCACTAGCGAACAGATCTGACACCGCATTTAATCGGGTAATTTTATCGTTTCCTCTGACCGGGGTGAATTCCTGCACCGGCATCCCCATCGCCCTGAGTTCATATATTAGAGGAGCGCCAGAGGCTTTTTTCTCGATGATCACGCTGTCTGGTTCCCACTCCTTATATTGATCAATGGCCTCTTGCTTAAGCCTTGGGAATTCCATCCGGTCTCTAAAGGCATTGAGCAAAATAATATTGGTCTGATAAATCCCGGTATCGTCAGGGCGCTCAAAGATCCCCCATAAAGTCATGGCCGAATAGTCAGCCCGGTTGGACTTTTCAAACGCCGTGTCCCATGCCATAAGGGTAAAGTCACAGTGTGGCGGGTCGTCCTCCTCCCAAACCCTCCACCATTCTCTTTTTATTATGGCTGAGGATTCAGAGGTTGGGGACTGCTGGTACTGCGCCTGCCATTTTTGGTTTGGCAGTTCAGACTTTAGAGCCTCTAATTCATCTAGCGGCCAAAACTCAGGCCACAAAGGTTTACCAGATGGCAGGATCGCTGGAAACTCAACAACCTCCCATTCCTCTCCGCCCCTTTGACCCTCAGCCTTTAAGACTTGACCTGTTAGATCCCTTTTACCCCACCTGGTCATAACAATTACAATCGCACCCCCAGGCTGAAGACGCTGCCGTGGACCAGAGGAGTACCACTCGTAGACCTTATCGTAGATCGATGGGTCGTTTGCTGCTAAGGCTGCTTCCTGCTCTGAGTGAGGATCGTCAATAATCAAAAGATCGGCACCCTTACCAGTCACCGTACCCCCAACACCGATAGCGAAGTAATCTCCACCGGCGTTAGTCGCCCAACGGCCGGCAGCTTTAGAGTCATGCCTCAAAGCCACATTAGGAAAGATCCTTGTATAAGCCTCGCCGTCTACAAGATTTCGCACCTTCCGACCAAAGCCCACGGCCAGTTCGGCTGTATTAGATGTCTGAATTACCTTCCGGTCTGGGAATCTTCCCAAATACCAAGCCGGCAATAAGTAAGAGGCGAACTCAGACTTAGTGTGCCGGGGAGGCATATTAATGATTAATCTCTTAAGTCTTCCTTCGGCTATGTCTTCAAACTTCTTAGCCATAATTGCATGATGCTTGCCAGATATAAATATCGGCCACATAGTCTTTACAAATTCCAAAAAATCCTTCTGCCCCCGTTCACGGGTCAAAGCCTTTCGGTACTCCTCAGACATAAGTATCAGACTCTCCCTCTCTCCTTCAGGGATCATCTCAACTACCTTTATAAATTTATCTTCTGGGAGATTGACCAGAATCTTTAGGATTTCTTCTTCAGTCGTCAATTTTATGAACCCTCAAATAAGACGGCCGTATAGACCTAGCTCTGCGGGGGATAGACTTACATAACCCAAGTTTCACTAAAGCCCTCATCTTCCTACAAACATTCCCCCTACCCTTCTCACCCGTCAAAAGCATAATGTCATCTATAGAAGGTCCAAAGCCAAACTTCTTCCACCACTCATCAATAACCAAATAGATCTCCTTCTGAGCAGGAGTCATTTTAAATCACCAGAGGGAACCAAATCATCAAGGGGGGGGGTTTCTATATCCAACCCGTTAACTTCCTGCACATTTTCTTCAATGCCACCCCCCTCTGTTACAGAAGTGAGCGCAGACTTACCACCTAAGTCATTGATTTCATTGGATATTCTCAGTGTAACAGGTGTTACACTGACATTTTCGCTGATGCTAGTAAGTTGGGTAGTGGCGTAATTTTCATCGAATCTAGTGTCTGGAATACTAAGCAAGGGGGGGGCTGTGTCGGCCGCCAATTCTAGGTGGTGGCCGGGTGGTGGGTGTCCGGGTGAGCCGATCTCGGTGGCCGTGGTGTCTATTACATCGGCCGCCGATAGAGCCAGTCTCAATGAATCAATGAGCCGATCCCGGATCAACCTGGAGTCCGTCACTTGCACCACTTCTCGACGCTCAGTAAACGCCGCCACTTCTGTCACCTTCCCCAGTAGTTCCAGGGCACGGAGTTGTTGAGCCGGTGCGATCTTGTCATTGATGGCCGTAACCGTGAGCCTATCAATTACTAAAGCCCGCAAGTGTGCAGGTGTAGCATATTTCTGCGCCTCAATCGCCCGCTTAAACGCCTCGACTTGTCCTATCACTGCCCCCCGCTTTGCAAGCTCTTGTCCTCTCTTGCTTTGTGTTTCCGGTTTTGCCTTACTTGGCCGGCTCTTGCGGTAGGCGCTCGCCTTACTCTCTCCCAACGCTAATTGCCTGGCGAATTCTCTATCTTTCACACTCAGCGCTTTATCTCCCGATCCGGCCGCACCGAGTAGAACCACTTCAATGGGCACAGACTCAAGGCCGGCCGCTATCTCTTTCCGTGTTAGCTTCTTCACGCTTTCCCCCAGGGTATAAACCGAGAATTGAATTGTAAGCCCTTCCCGCCACTTAATGCAAGGGTAATTACTAATTCAAAAAGATTAAAAAAAGAACTTTTCCTATTGATTGACTGTCAACAGCTATAGTATTATTCTCGTTATACATGAAAGCGGCTTAATTCATGTGTTGCATAAAACCCCGAGAGACTTTGCCGCTAAGGCTCTCCAACTGCTAGGAGTTTACAAAATGAATATATCTCTAGAAATGGAAAGTAACCCGTTGAATCTTAAACACACTCTAAAAATCTATGGTTTGCGTTATAGCTACTGGCTGTTGCGCTATAACGGCTCGACCCGTTACCAGGCTATTCGATCAATCTTTTTTGCGAGGGGTTTATAAATGGACTATTTGAATATTGGATCTACACCATGCGAAGAGTTATGCGCTTCGGTTGGCTCGCCGGACTATGACCGCATGAGTCGCATAGAATGCCGGGTTTTTCTTGATCAGCTTCGCCGCACCTTTCCCGAGCCGGAGAGAGGATATTTTAAGATTAAATCCTTCTCTCATGATTTCGGCACTTATCGGGAAGTCTGCGCCGTCTACGACGAAACCGACGAAGAGTCTTGCAACTGGGCATTCACGGCCGAAGGTGAAACCCCTACGGAGTGGGACGACATAGCACGGCAAATGCTCCTGGAAGAGTTAAGCCCGGAAAAGTATTACGCCTAGACAACCGCCGGGGGAAACCCCGGCTTTATTGGAGATAATCTAAATGACCAAGCACGAACTAGAAAACAGACACCGCACCTATAATGCCCTGCAATCCGTGGGCTTTACTTTCGACGAGTGCGAGAAACTGCGCCGCATATCCATGACCCTGCACAGATGGCACGAGCTAGAGTGCGGGAATTCTAACAATTACGCCTCATGGGCGATTGAACGGGACGAAAAAACCGAGGTTCCCTATCTAGTCACTCACCACTACAGCCAAAACAAACCGAGCCGCCGCAGGGTAGCAGACCGGGAGACGGGGGCAAAAAAACGCCTCGCCAAGATCCTCGAATCTAAGCCGGGACTCTCAGCATATATCCAGGGCGATCCCCGAGGGGCGACGCTCTACATTCTGCGCCCCGGAGATATTCCGGAGGGTAAAGAAGCCGCCATTTATTACAACCGAGGCATTTCCGTCTATTAACCGCTAGGGGTAAAACATGAATTTAACCACAGAAATAAAAAGCCGATGGACTGTATGGGTTGGGGGTGTCGAGGTGAACGACTACTACATGACGGAGACAGACGCCCAAAAACTAGCCGACGAATACAAGGCCGCAGGATATGACGACGCAACCGCTCAAGAGGTGATTTGATGCTCTACCAATACAAACCCCACCCCAACGACCCACAAGCCGCCGCCCTGCCGTATGGTCTACGCCTAAAGGTGATCCAGGGCACACGGCAAGGGGACAGCGTACAAGTAAAAGACACGGCCGGGAATCCGCTCGGTCGGGTTTTATTTCAATCTTTGGAGGTTTTGAAATGACATGGAACACAGCCCGGTCTTATGACCACGCCTATATTCGGAACATTGAGGACGGAGCCGGCGAGATCGTCGCCCAGGTGCTAGACCTTGACGATTACGCCAACGACATCAACCGGGCAAGGTTAATCGCCGCCGCTCCCGACTTACTGGCCGCCCTGCGTCACTTTGTGATTGCATATGAGACCAATATGCCGCCGCCGGGATACAGCCCGGAGAATTGGCGACAGAT